AGCTCTGAGTGGTTAGTTCATCATCGCTCACCAACACCGGTTCAGTCTCTGAGTGCCCTCCATAGTCTAACCTATGCGTAATTACATACACATTTTGCGACCGTAGGAAGTAACACTGCTGATTGCCCAATTCTTTACATTATTACCGTTGGGTTCGTCAATTAAACGAGTTCCTCGCAGATGTTTCCATCCGCAAGTGGTAGTAAAGACTCTAAGGGGTTTCCAGCAACAAGGTGTTTTGCCAAAAGTTGGTTTTTCAAGTTATATATGAAATCAACGGCCATATTCTTACTTTCTTCTAAAGTAATATGAACCCCGCCAAAATCAGTTTTTATTTTATTAATATAGACGTACCAACCATACTGAATATTATACCGGTTCAAAGGCTTTATCATATCTTCTACATTATTTTTGAATGCAGATAATTGAACATCTTTGAAACGAATATATTTTGTATCTCTGTAATGGTTAATTAACCCATCGGACACTCTTTTTCTACTTTCATCTGAATGTGTAAAATCTGATTGTCCTCCAATTTTTAGGTTGTAACCATACGGAAATATACTTTTGTTTGAAATTATGTGATATTTCTCTCTTTCGTTAGCATTTTCAACATCACAATATTCTAAAATAACTATCGTAAAATCGCCCTTACCGTATTTACGAATAGCATTATTCAAATAATGTGATTGATGTTTTTTGGTTGAAAATGCTTCCGATATATGAGTTTTAAACCGCCCAATATGACCGTATGGTCGATATTTGTTATGGTTCAATATGTGAGATACTGCTTGGCCTACATAAACCTTATCTGTGGTTTTGTTTTGTATCTTGTAAATCTCACAATATCTTTTTGATGAATCACATAAAATTTCATTTGACAAATGTATGTTTGGATGGTGGCACGTCATATTATTAATATAACATATAACTTAACTTTAACAACTTTTGACTAGGAGGTAGCACGCTTTTCACGCCTCCTGTTTTCGACAGAGATGTTTATCGAAATCCGCATTATAAGGTTTCGTACAACCCACATTCATACGAAACGTATCTCCCTGATACATCACCCGCGCAATGTGACACATCATGCTCATCCTATGAAGTGTCGGCTGACGATTGAAGAGAATGGCATCACCGTCCATCATGTGACGATGAACGATATCGCCATTATTCAGCGTAATATTTGCGCGGTCAGCATAACGAAGCGAAATGGACTCGCCCGTCTTCCTTTCGAGAATTTTCGCACCAGGGTACTCATCCGGCCCCGCGCGAACCAATCGTATCAGGAATTTCTTGTTCCGGTCATTCGCAACAACCGGCTTCGTAATATTCTTCGCAATTTTCAACGGAATGCCGAGTTCGCGAATGGATAGGTTGGGGTCAGGTGTAATCACCGACCGTGCCGAAAAATCCACACGTTTTCCCATCAAGTTGCCGCGAACGCGACCCTGCTTACCATTCAGGCGTTCCTGAATCGATTTCAGCGGACGACCCGACCTTTGTGCGACGGGAGCACAACCCGGAATATTATTATTGACTTGGGTTGCGACATAATACTGAAGCATCATATGCCAGCCATCGATGACATTTGCCGGCGCCCCCTCACTGATTTTGTCTTGAAGCGTGGTATTCGCCTTGATGATGTTCACGATGATATGCGTAATATCGTCTTCACTGCGCTGCGACCCGTCCATTTTAACTGACGGCCTGACAGCGGGGGGCGGAATCGCGAGAACTTGACAAACCATCCAGTCGGGTCGCGAAAACACAGGACTAAACCCCATAAATTCGACGTCCTCGTCACTGATTCTGCGGAAGATTTTGATGACAATTTCGGGCGTCAGTTTCATCGACAATGAACCATCCTTGTCCGCCTCCGCTGCGCTACCCGCGATACTTGCGGCGGTAGTCTCTTCTAATATTCCCTTCACGTTGTCCCACTCTGCGTAAATTTTACCTAGACCCGCCTTCGTGGTTATGCGAGTAGGTTGGAGGCATCCACAGCCAGTTTCTGTATCCTCACCACATCTCTTGATTTTACTTGCGATACGAAATACATGGCTCCATCTCTCATCTGCGGGCATGGAGAGTAATTGTTTGTTGGCGGATTTGCTCATACGAAGAGCACTACACTTAATACAAACACATCGCAAAATCTTGAGAATCGTTCCTAGATATTGGTAATAGAACACAGGGCGCGCCAGCTTAATATGTCCAAAGTAGCCGGGGCATTTCATATAATCCAATCCATCGGTCGGGCAAATTACACCGGGGTCTATCGGCCCCATTCTCGGGTCAAATAGACCGCCGATGACGGGCTTGTTATTCACATATGTTTCACGATTGGTAATTTCGGCGACGGACCCTTTGAGAATCTCCTCGGGAGACATAATACTAAACTGAATACCGATGATTTTTGAAACGGGAGTATTTGTTGCCATCGTTGTTGTTATGAAACCTTTGTGTTCGGTCTTCTTATATACCTACTATAATATTTAGATTGTTTTCAATTTTATGGGATTTCGTTCGTCAATAGCATCCAAAAAAAATTGAAATGGATTTCTACATCATACCTCAATATCATCGAACCAGCAATCACCTGAATGTCACCATTTACCATCAAGAAGAATCCTCGTGCCCAAGGCGGCAAGATTCGCCTCTTCAGCATCGGCAAGAAGCCTACTTATAAGAAACATCGCGACGACGAAGACAACAAAAGTATGCCTGAATCTGATACTGGCTCTGGCTCCGAATCCGAGGGAGGCAGTTCCTCGTCAGCGGCATCATCTGTATCCGTTGGTGTTCTACAACGTCGCGGCAGCAAAAATATCGTCACCAAAACCAAGGCTGCGAATCGTGTGGTTGGAAAAATAGCCGAAGCTCTTGCCTCGTCTGTGATTGCCGCCGCGATTGCCAGTCGCAGTGGAGGAAAGGACAAGAAGAAAAAGAATTCGGCGTTTCTAAAATCAAAGCATGCCAAAGACGACGTTGAAGACGACGATGACATCGAAGAAGACGAAGACGACGTTGAAGACGAAGACGAAACCGAGAGTGAATACGACAGCGAAGACGACAGCGAAGACGACAGCGAAGGCGAAGACGACAGCGAAGACGACGAAGACGACAGCGAAGAAGACGAATACGATGAAGACGACGACAGCGACGAATACGACAGCGACGACGACGATGACAGCGACGACAGCAGTGAGGCTGAAATCGAGCGTCACAAGAAACAACAAAAAGAAATGGAGCAGCGATGCGACAAGAACAAGAAGAAACTCGCCGAAATCAAAGAAACGATTCAATCACTCACCGACACGATGGCCAGTAATCAAGCCCTCGCCGCCAACAAGTTCATGAAGAATCAACTCAAAGAAATGAAGCAAAAACAAGCGGATATCGAATATCAACTCCGCGCTGATGAAAAGAAGTGCGACAAATTGAACGTAAAGGAGTTCAAAACTCTTCTTCGAAAGAAGAATTCCACGAACGACCTCCGCTACTTCCGCCGCCACATGAGTGCGACCGAGCAACAGAAAGTCATCGCCGACCTGAAACAAATCCACGCAGTCAGCATCATTCAAAAACCATACCGTCTTTCCCTTCTGGAGACCGATATCCCCATCGGTTTCAAGGCGATTGCGATGCGTAAAATCAACTCGCTTCGTCACATGGAGCCAGGGTGCGGCGAATATTACAAGGTGCGAAACTGGGTTGATACCTTCATGAAGATTCCCTTCAACAAGACGAAGAACCTCCCCCTCACCATCGAGGATGGGCTTCAGCGTTGTAGCGAGTTCATGGAAGCATCCAAGACGACGCTCGACCAAGCCGTCTATGGACTCAATGACGCAAAACTCCAGATTATGCAGATGGTCGGGCAATGGATTTCCAACCCAGCCGCGATGGGAAGCGCCATCGCAATCAAGGGACCGATGGGAACTGGCAAGACGTCGCTCGTGAAGGAGGGTATCAGCAAAATCCTCGGTCGTGATTTCGCGTTTATTGCGCTCGGTGGTGCGACGGACAGCAGTTTCTTGGAGGGTCACTCCTACACTTACGAAGGAAGCACTTGGGGCAAAATCGTGGAAATCATCATCCAGTGCGGTTCAATGAATCCTGTCATCTACTTTGACGAACTTGACAAAATCAGCGACACTGCGAAGGGAGAGGAAATCGTCGGCATCTTGACCCATCTTACCGACACGAGTCAAAACTCGCAGTTTCACGACCGCTACTTTGCGGAAATCGACTTTGACTTGAGCAAGTGTCTCTTCATCTTCAGTTACAATGACGAGAGCAAGGTCAATCCCATTCTCCTCGACCGGATGTATCGAATCAATACGAGTGGATACAACAAGAAGGACAAGACGCAAATCGCGCAGAAGTATCTCATCCCCAAGATTTGCGTGGAGGTTGGGTTCCGTGAAGGGGAAATCGTCATACCAGATTCAGTC